ACTTGCACTTGTAGATATAGTCTCTCGCGTTGGACTGCTTTGGCCTGACGACTTGGACAACTTGCATGCTGTCTGGGACTACTACCTGGGGCACCACGGTCGCAAGGCATTTACCGAAGCAGAGATGAGGGGTATCTGGGCCGCTCACATCGAGCGAAAGGTAAGACGACCAAAAATAAGGTTCTTGGGCCTATTCGATCCAGTTCCAGGGAACGATTGGGATACGCGAACTCGCTTCTCAACCGTCCGCCTCCAGCAACCGATGCCGCTAGACGACGTTGTCGATTCCGTCGTGAGCATCTTATCAATCGATGACGACCGCAGCCCTTCTTTCCGCCCTGTACTATTGGGGGAAGCGCAGCGAAGCCAACCCAAGGCGATCGAACAGATCTGGATGCCGGGTGTTCACGCAGACGTGGGCGGCAATTCCGATAGGGCATTCCTAAGCGATGTTTCACTCCTCACCATGATCGAGCGAACCAGATACTATTGCAAAGAAACCATCTGGGATGACGGATATATCGATCGATGCAAGGATCAGCTGGGGAGTAACGTGTCAGCCGCCATATCGAACGAACGGTCCGACCGGAAAAGAAAGCTGCTGTCCAAAGCAAGCCGCGAGGTGGGTTGCGACCCGAGGCCAGGCCAACTTCCTACTGTAGGTGAGAAATTACATCCAATTTTTGACTGTCTATATGGAAAGCAGATTTGGATACGGTCGAAATGGCAACAATACGCACCGAAGAACGTCCCTCCAAAAATGCAGCGCTTTTCAAGCATCAATGACAAGCTCTATCGGGATGCCTGCGACCAAGCGCTCCGCAACACCAAGCCCGCTTGAATAATTAAAGAACTTAGATCGTTTACTACTCATCAGCCGGGGCACCTCAAGAGGCCTCTCGGCGACGCCGGACACGTCCTGCGAGGAAACCGAAAAGGCACAACCCTCTTGGCTGTAGATAGTCGCATGAGTTCCGATCGAACTAAATCGCTCGACGAAGATCGCGCAACGACGCAGATAGTTGTTGCAGCCCAAACGACTGACTCTCGGCAGCCTGGAACCCTCGCTTCGCAATCGACTTCGCCGCCGCATGCGAGAAGCCGCCGACCTCACGCAGGAAGGCCTCGAAGTCCCGAATGGTGCGGATGTCCGCCGCTTTGACCGCGCCAGTGCGAGCCAGATCGTTCATCGGAAATGTGACCAGCGAGACCTCCGGCAGGTCCTTGATCGACTTGATGGTACGCCGCGGTTCGTTCGGCTTGGTGCCGCGGGTGAATTCGCCCACCCGATAGCCGATCGAGAGACCGTCGAGCGTGTTTTCCTTCATGGCGCCGTAGATGCGCTTGCCGCTCTCCGTGTCGAGATTGATCAGCCGGCCCTTACACTGCAGCCCATGGGTATCCTCGCTCATGGTGCTCCAGGCACCGATCGGCAGATCAGCCATCGGGTCAGAGCCGAAGAAGCCTCCCATGCTGCCATGGTTGAACAGCATCTTCGGCATCGTCGCGTTCGCCTGATGGCGCGCCAGCACGCCGGAGAAGGCGCCGGGGAGGATCAAGTCGCCGCCGTCGTCCTCGGTGTTGAAGACGGAGCCATAGCCTTCGAATGTCCCAGGGGCGGTTGCCTCGTCGGTGAACTTGAACTCGAAGCGCGCGCTCTTGCGAGCGGGCAGTCCGGCAGTCGACTTCTGCTCGAAAATCTGCTCGAGCCGCGCCATAGAATTCAGATTGGACATAGAATCGATCTTTCCTGACGGCCGCAAGTACGGACGTCGACCACTCTCAAATGAGTTGCGGTACGCTCCGTCCAGCTAATTTAACGGCGAAGGCTTTTCTGGGTCTGCTCCTGGTGTACCTGCCTTTGGCGGGACCGCTGGCAAACCCAAAGCGCTCCTGTACTTGCGGATGGCAAGCTCCTTTTCGGCTCGCGCTTCTGATACCGCTACGCTTGTCTCGAGTTGTTCTTGCCGGTCACGCGACACAGTGCCCAGCAGCGTTCCCAACAAGAGATTGATCGAAAAAAGCAAAACGATCATGCCAGCAAGCAATGCTCGTAGTTTCCCTTTCCCCATCAAATAAACGACAGTCAAACCCACGAACGTGAGAATGGCCGGAACAACAGCGGCAACTGCAGGCACTCGGCTCGAACCAGTGAGGAAACCAGCTGCCATGCCCGTAAAACCGAGAGGAAAGCCTCCCCATAGTCCACTGAGCACGTGCCCCGCACCCCGAACTCTGTTCAACTTAGACAGAAGCCGGAAAGCGAGATAACTAACCAAGAAGACTGCTGTAGAAAAGAGGAGAAGAAACCCAGCAAAAATGAGAACACTTACGATATCTTGCCAACTAATCATTTGACGTCGCTCATCTCAAGCATTGCAACGTCCCCGCTAATAGCAATCTTCGGGAGCAACTGTTACATAGCCTTTCATAAGGCCATGTTTCCCGCAGCCATCACCACCTCCTCCGCCCCCGCCGATACATTGACTGACGAGTTGTGATTGCTCTTCTTCGGACAACTTCTGGCCGGCCCGCGCCTTACTCCGGAGTTGATCGCAGAGGCCAGGGTTTGGGGGGCCAGACGAAGCGGTGGTCGCCGAGTGCGTTGACGCGGCAGGACTTGGCTCGGACGATGCTTGTTGCGCCTGCACAGAACCGGAGGCGAGACCAATGGCAAAGATTATAAAAATCGAGCGAGCCACTGTTTGCTCCCACAATGTTTGCCAAACATTAGCCGGCTCACTCCAACTCTGCAACCATAGAGGGTGAGATCGTAGCCGAACGACAGCATCCACCGCCACATGGGGGCAAGGATCCGACAGGTACCGGCGCGCGCTGCATTTTTTTGCGGCGATCATCGCGCTGGCTCCTTGTTCCTGGTTTGGCATGATCGGAACGCCGTCCGGCCCAATCGGGCCGACATTCACCGGCGCGTAGATGTGGTTGCCGCCGGGATATTCATCCATGTCGTCCCAATCGCGGACGTCGTTGATGGAGGCCCAGCCGGGATTGCCGGCGCCGCCAAGCGCGACCTTGTTGTATTCGGCGCGGTCCTTGGCCGTGGCGCGCAGGAACTCGCCATCGATGAACTTGGTGTAGTAGCCTTGGGCCCGCTCAGCGCGGGTCAGGCACTGGCGGTCGAAAGCGGCCTCGAAGCGGCGATGCCAGGGCCTGATGGTATGCACCAGGTGCATCGCGATCAGCGTCTCGGCCGCGGCCCGGGCCGCCATCTCGGCCGGATAGCCAATGACGATCGGCAGCACGCCCATGCCGTGACAGATGCGTTCGGCCTCGAGGTTGCGCAGTTGGATATGCTGCATGTCCACGCCCTTCATATCGAAGGGTGTGAACTTGGCATCATTGTCCAGGATCATCACGCGGCTGACATTGTCGAGGCCACCGTAGTGCTTCTTGACCCAGGCTGCGAGACGGATGAGTTCCTTCTCGTCCAGGCCCTTATTGACGGAGATGATGCCACTCGGACGCGCACCATGAGCATGCAGCATCGCGTGGGTCTGCTCGGTCGCGAGCGCGAGGCCGAGCGGCTCCTGCAACAGCTTCACCGCGTCGAGGCCGGTCAGCCCGTCCCATGAAAGCCCGCGGATGTGCAGGATCTCGTTCGGCGTCAACGTCGACTGCGAACCATCGGGGGCCGTGACCAGATAATATGGCGTGCGCTCCGGCGTCCATTTCGGCTGCACGTGGGTGGGGATGATCGGGATCAGCTCGACGAGCTTGCCCCGCACGATGTTCTTGAAGGCGTACGCATTGTTGGTGACCGCGCAGTGGACCGCAAGCGTCTCCTTGAACTGCAGCGGATCCTGCCACTCGTTCGGCTCATCACCGAGCAACTCGTAGAGCGGGTGTTCGTAGGCCTCCTGGCGCTGGGCGCCGCGTGGCTTCTGGTACACCTTTGTGGGGACGGTCGAGACCGCCTCGGCGATGCGCCGCACGCAGGCGAGAAAAGTCGTGGTCTGAAGTGCGGTCTTCCAGTTGACCGCGGGGCCGGAGCGTGACTGATGGCCGCCGAACAGGCCGGACCAGAGATCGTTGATCTCGCCCCAGGTCAGACCGTTGGCGGTCTTGACCTCGCGGGCCAGCGAACCGAACAGGCTCATTCGCGCGCCTCAAGGCGACGTCCGAACAGGATCGACAGCGCCATCAGCAGCGCGCCGCCGACCAGAAAGCCAGCCGGCACATAGATCAGCCAGGCACCATAGGCGATGCTGCCTGCGCCAACGAAGCCCGCAGCGTCCACTACGAGATGCGGAACGGCCCGCGCGCTCGCGCGTAGCGCCCTACCCAGGCCGGCCGACGCCATGAACCATCTGCCTGCCACCCTCATCTCCCATGGTCATCGCTTCGGCCGCAGCATCGATCTTTGCCATCAGCGCATCGAGGTCGTCGGTGTTCCACCCGGAATTGCTGACCGGCTGCGGGTTGAGCGACATCAGATGCGCCGCGTTGAACAGCGCCATCGCAGGATCGACTTTGCCATAGCCCGCTTCGTCGCGCGCCACGTGCATCGCGGTCGGTGTCTGCACGACCTTCAAATTCGAGATGCACCAGTCGAGCAGCGTATTCCTGCCGTGCCGGAAGGTGCGGTCGGCCAGCTTGCGTTCGAGCGTCTTGATCGCGCCCATCAGCGCGATACCCTGGCGTACAGCGTCGAGGGTATCGTTGTCCTGCGTGATTTCGATATCGGCGAGCGCATCGACGATTGCGCCGATACCGGCGGCATCGACGCCGACCTGCGCCAATAGCCCCAGGTCGCGGATGCGCTTGACCAGGTGGACCACGAACTTGATATCGGGCGGTAGCGGGTTCGGCTCGTCCGACGGCTGTAGAGGGTTTTCGAGAAGCTCGATCAGTTCGGACTCCGAATCCTCCCACACCTCTTCGTCGGCGTTGAACCGGAACACCAGGAGCTCGCCGGCTCGCTTGAAGCCGAGATAGTCGATTGCGTTTGCCTTGCGCCTGACCACACCGATGGTCGATATCAGGCCGCAGGCCCAGCCGAGCCAGCGGCCTGTCTCACGCTCGCATCCGATCACGCCGATGCCGAGCAGATCGTCGAGGCCCCCGCCATCCAGGCCGATCGTCACGACTTCGGAACGCTCCAACAGCGCGTCGAGCGTCAGGCTGATCTCGAGGCCGCGGTCCCAGATCTCGGCGCCAGCCCAGCCGTCGACGCGCACGCCGTTGCCGATCTGGACGTTAAGATGCTTTGCCTCGATGTCGAGCACCGAGGACTTTCCGGACCGTTGCGCCTCCTCGAGCTTGTGGCGGATGAACTCGATGTCGACCGATTTGGTCAGGTTCGGGTTCGGGATGTGCCAGTTGGCCGGATCGCGGTACGCTCCGCTGTCGAGCATACGCCTGGGGAATTCATGGAGCAGTGGCAGACTGGTCGGGTCGGCCAACTTTCCGTCCCGGATGTCCCTGAACCGGGTGAGCTTCTGCTCGAATACACCTGCGGGCTTCTTGTTGGATTGGGTTGACAGGTAGATCACGAAGCCTTCCGGCCTCGATGCCAACCCGCCCTCGATTTCGTTGAGCATCGACTCGGCCGCGGCGCGATAGCCGAGCAGCCAGAGCTCGTCGACCAGGAGCCCGATCGTTTTCTTGCCGGTGACGGTCTCGCTGTCCGCCGCAACCACCTTCAGGAACGCGCCGGTGTTCCGATGCTCGATCACGCGGCCGGCGCTCGGCTTGAGTATGGCCCTCAGACCGGGGTCCGCATTCACCATGTCCTTTGCGGGGATGTAGGAGTTGTCTGCGACCTCCTTAGTTGGCGCAAGGATGTAAAACTCGCCCGACTCCCGCCAATTGCGGATCAACGCAGTCACCATGATCCCGGCGGCGCGGGTGGACTTGGCGTTCTTCTTCGCGACGAACTCGAAGTAGTAGCGGATCAGGCGGCGGCCGGAGATCGGATCGTATGATCCGAACAGCGCCCGTGGCAGATCGAACACCCACGGAAGACAGGCCTGCGCCATAGTCGGCTTGCCGGCGACATCGACCAGCACCAGGTCCCGATAGATGTCGAGCGCGGCCTTGGCTTCCTCCGGGAACATCGGCTGGAAGGGCAGCAGTGACTGACCCTCGACGATCCGGCGCTCCCAATCCGGACAGGCCGTTGTCCACTGCGGCAGCGTCAGTGTAGCGAGTCAGAGGCAGTCCGCGGCGGTGGCGGGGTCGCGAAGCGACCGGTCGCGGCCGCCTCCGCGGCGCGCGCGGCCTCCTCCTTCTTGCCAAGCGGCCGATCACGCTGCTCGTCGGGCATGCGAGCCTTGCCGACCGTGCCGAGGCCGCGATCGAGCAAGGCTTTCGACGCGCCGGCACGCGCAGTCTCGCTCTGTCCGTCCTGGGCGATCTTGCGGAGCACGGCGACGGCAACGGCCGCATACTTCCGCGCCTGCGTTCGCACATCACCCGTCTTGGTCAGCGTCGCCTGGCTGTCGGGCGCCATCATGAACGGCAGCATCGCAGCGTCGCCGCCGATCTCCACGGCAGGCTTGCCATAGCCGCGATCGAGAATCTCCTTCGCTGCCGTGATCTTCGCCGCTTCGCTGTCACCATAGATCATCAGGCGCGCCAACGTTTCGATCGCCAGGTCCGTATGACGCTGCGCGATGCCGTCGATCTCGTCCGGCGCGGGCTCTGCGAGGAGCGCTCGCAGCTCGAGCTCGGACAGGGAGGTTGGCGCCGACAGTTCCTTCTTCTTCCGACCCGCGCCGGGCCGCGCATCGCCGCGTCGAGAACCGTCACGCGCTGTCTTGGTCGCGGTTTGGGACACGTTTGATTTCCATTGAATTCGGCCGGAGCAATCAAACCTCCGCCGCCACAAGATTTTTTTCGCGTATGAGGGAACACGCGGTTGGGGAAGGCAGTGGCGCTGGGAATTTATCGCCCCCTACCCCTGCTTGTGCTGACGGCGCGCGCGCTCGGCTGCCGTTTTCTTGCCGTGCGACGAGCCGCAGCGGCCCTTGATGTTAGACTTCACCAGCGCGAGATCGGGCCGATCGTTCCGCTCGATCACATGGTCGAAGAAGATCCGCGTCTCACGCGTGTGGCGCGCCCTGCATTCTGGGTCTTCGCAGGCATGACCTTGCCTGGCAAAGAGCAGAGGCCAACGCTCGCACTTCAACTCCTCACACAGCATCCGCCATTCGGGCGACAGGTAGAAACTCTCGGCCACTTTTGCTGCCGGCTGCACCTTCCGCCGTGATGATGGCGCGAGCTTGCGGCCGATGCTGCGCAGCGCCATGCGGTACCTGCCGAAGAAAGCCGCCCGCGCTCGGTTCGTCGAAGCGACCGGAACGCGGGCGGCCCAAGTCTAGGGAGGAAACGCCCAAGGAGGGCAACGGCTAACGCGAACGGTCAACCGCACAACCTATGAAAACGAAAACGCCGCCAGCTGGGCTGACGGCGCGGGCGTTGTTTCCATAGCGTCGCACATGAGCACGGAAGGCTCATGTGAAGCGGGTGTCTCAGGTTTTCCCGCCGTCGAGCGCCTTGGGCTGGGATCCCGCATCCCGTGCGGGGCGATGCTTGCGTTGCTCGATCTGATGCGGAAGAACCCAGATGATCATCTTCCGCCCCATCAGTTCGACCTCAACACCGATTCGCCCATCCTGTGCAAGCTTCTCGACGGTACCCGCCGGCCATATACGCACGACATCGTCGATGAACCTGACCTTCTCGCCACGCTTGAAGTCATGATCAACCTTGTTCGGCCGAGGCGCATTAAGCCCGATCGTGATCCGCCTGATGATCTCAAGGTCAGCCTCGCCAATGAATAGCGGCTTGCCTGAGTCCTTCCGCGCGATGTCGATCGCACCGACTACCCGTCTCAACAGATCTTCGAAATCTACGTCAATCGCCGGCGACGCAAACACATATCCGGGCAGCACGCCGACCCGGCGCATCCGGCGTACAAGCCGCTTAGTGCCGCGTTCCCGTTTGGCTTCGAGCACTTCGTAGCTCGGCCATTCCGAGCGCACGCCGTTCCGGCGCAAGCTATCGACCGTCTCGCGTTCACGCCCAACCCGCGCGATCACGAAAATAGCTCTCAGGCCTGACCGGCGCCGGCGCTTTGGTCTCGACGCCTGTAATCCCCTCCAGCGCAATCCGCACCTGCTGCAGGTTTCCGCCAACATCGCTCATCACCATCTCCAACATCTCGAATCCCCTCGATTTGCTGGAAGTCCAAAACATCGGCCGCCTTGCCTAAGGGCCGCCGCCTTGACCGGCTGAAAAATTCCAAACTGGAATTTTTCAGCGCCGGGAGGATCGTTGGGAGCTTTCGGGAGGAAAGCCAAAAACGACCGATCTAACTAACTCGTTGGGTATCAAACACTTTGGATTCCTAATGGGAGGATTGGGAGGTTTGGGAGCTTATTTGTTATGAGACTATATGCGCTCGCGCGCGCATCACAAGCCGGCTGCCCTGCCCCGTCCATTCCACAATCAGCGCGCCTTTCACTGCACCAATTGCCGTTGACCCTTTCCCACCGCTCGTGACGGTGGTTGCGGGTTCGAATCTCCAAGACTGGTCATTGCTGGCTTCGCGAGTAAGCCTCGACCGTTGCGGCGAAGCTTTGCCAAGCAAAGACCAAGACGGAAATGATAAAATCGTAGATGGAAGCGTGGGTCGGCAGCTCCCCGCCGCCTCGTCAGCACCGCTCGGGAAGAAATTCCTCAGACTAAAGGGAAATCTTAGTCTGGGGCGATTTCGGCCGATGCAGAAATCGGTGATTTGAATAGCATAGATGGCGCGCCACGGCCGATGAAGATGGGCACTATTGCTTCGCCGTGGCGCTATGATGCTGCGGCCGCCAAGACGATCCTGCCGGATAACCGCCGATGGACTACGATCTTGCGCTACGCCTTACGGGCGGCCGTCTTCCCGATTTCGCTGGTGGTCCGGTTACCCTTCGATAGCGGCCCTTTCGACCAGCCGCGGGATCGACGTGATGGGCCAATTCTGGACGTCGGCCGTGGTGCAACCACCGTTGATGGTCGGTGGCCAGATCATCGCCATACGTTGCTTTCCATGTCGCGCTTCATATTTACGGGCAGCCCCGCATGGGCTGCCCGCCGTCGATCGCGCCGCCGACAACGCGCCTATTGCCTGCTGCGACCAGTCGTTTTATCTGCCTTCTCCTTCTCTGCGACTGATATCTCTGACGGCCCGAGCTTCACCGTCAGCTTGTTGATCTTCCCGGTGAACTTGAACGGCACCTGGTAGTCCTGATCGTCCACTGAAGTGCCGGTATCGAGGCCGACGTTGAAGGTCTCGTCCCATGGGAGGGTGATGGGGAAACTGTGCGGCATGGGATGGTTGTCCGTGATCTTGCCGTCCACCGTCAAGGTGCCGCTGCCGCCCTTGCCCAGGCCGGGGCCGTCGTACTTCCAGTCAAACGCCAGTGTGTGCTTGCCGGGTGCGAGCGCCTCCTTGCCCTGCCACTTGACACGCTCCAGTTGCAGGAGATTCCACGTGAACGCCGGCCGGCCCTTCAGCAGATAGAAGCCGTATCCGCCGAAACGACCGCCGTCGGTGACCAGCATTCCCTCGCTGCCGCCTTGAGGAATCTCGATCTCCGCCGTGATCGTGTATGACCGATTCAGCAGGCTCGGCGCTGTGCCGGTCTCCGGGAAGGGCACATTGCTCAGTTCGCCCGCATAGGTGAAGACGGTCCGGCCGGGGGAGTAGCTCGGCTTTTCCGAAATGAACCTGGCCAAGCGGGTGTCGTCGAGCGGAAAGACCTGATACTTCGCTGCTTCCATGGTGAACAGCTGCTGCATCGCGCGCAGCTTGTCCGGCATTTTGGCAGCAAGGTCGTTGGCCTGTGTCCAGTCCTCGTTGAGGTTGTAGAGCTCCCAGTGGAAGCCGTTCATGACATCCTTGGGCGGCTCTGCCAACGTGATGTCCCAGGGCGCCTGGATGGGAGGTGCGGAGGCGATCCAGCCATCGTTGTAGATCGCGCGGGTACCGAACATCTCGAAGTACTGCGTCGTCCGCTGGCCCGGCGCGTTCGCGTTGGCCTTGTCCCAGGTGTACGCCATGCTCACCCCTTCGATCGGCTTTTGGGCCACGCCGTTGACCGTCACCGGCTCCGGGAGGCCAGCCGCTTCGAGGATCGTCGGCACGATGTCGATCACATGGTGGAACTGGTTGCGGATGCCGCCGGCATCCTTGATGCGCGCGGGCCATGCCATGGCCATACCGTTGCGGGTGCCACCGAAGTGCGAGGCCACCTCCTTGGTCCACTGATACGGCGTGTCCCATGCCCATGCCCAGCCCACCGCGTAGTGCGGATAGGTCTGGTCGGTGCCCCAGGCGTCGTAGAATTTCATGTTCTCTTCCACCGTCGGGTGCACGCCATTGGCGACTGCGAACTCGCTGTACAGGCCATTGAGCGTGCCTTCAGGGCTCGCGCCGTTGTCGCCGCTGATGTAGATGACAAGCGTGTTGTCGAGCTTGCCCACGTCCGCGATCGCCTGGACCACACGACCGATCTCGTCGTCGGTATACGCCAGGTACGCCGCATAGACGTCAGCCTGGCGAATGTAGAGCTTCTTCGCCTCGGGCGAAAGCGTGTCCCACTGCGGAAGGTCTTTCGGCCAAGCGGTGAGCTGGGCGTTCTGCGGGATCACGCCGAGTTTCTTCTGGTTGGCGAAGATCGTATCGCGCAGCTTGTTCCAGCCCTCATCGAAGAGGTGCATCGCGCTGATCTTGTCGACCCATTCCTTCGTCGGGTGATGCGGCGAGTGCGTGCCGCCGGGCGCGTAATAGATCATGAACGGCCGATCCGGCTGCACTTCGTTCAGCATCTTGATCCGCCCGATCGCCTCGTCTGCCATGGCGGTGATCAGGTTCCAGCCGGGATTGCCGAGGTAGGGCTGGATCGGCGTGGTGTTGCGGAACAGGTTGTTCGGCTGCCACTGGCTGGTGTCGTCTCCGACAAAGCCGTAGTAGTAGTCGAAGCCCTTGATGGCCCCGGTCGCCCAGTTGTGGAAGGGGCCGGCCTGACTTCCCTCCCATTGCGGTACGTTGTGGTCCTTGCCGTACCACGAGGTGTCGTAGCCCTGCTGCCGGAGGATCTCGCCGATGGCGACGGCGTCGCGTGGGATAACGCTGTTGTAGCCGGGGTAGCCTGTCGCCTGATCGACGACGACGCCGGTGCCCACCGAATGATGGTTGCGGCCGGTGAGGAGCGCGGCCCGCGTCGGCGAGCACAGCGCTGTGGTGTGGAAGGCCGTGTAGCGCAGACCCGTTTGGGCGATGCGGTCCAGGGTCGGTGTCGGGATGACGCCGCCAAAGGTGCTGGGCGCGCTGAAGCCGACATCATCGGTCATGATCAACAGGATGTTCGGTGCACCCTTGGGCGGCACGGTGAGCGCTGGCCAATACGGCTTCGACTGCGCGGCGTTGGGATCGATGTCGCCCCTGAACGGCTGCGGCGGTGGGGGCAGGTATCTGCCATCAATGGTGGTTGTCGCACCGGGCGACCCCGGCACCCCGGTCGTTTGCTGGGCTCCTGCGGGAGCGCAGGCCAAGGCCGTCAAGATGGCGGCCAACATCAACGTACTCGCGTTCCTGCCCATGCCATTCTCCTACTTGCGGACTCGTATGATGGTCGGTGACTTGACGCACCGGATCTCGGACCGTCGCGTGCAGCGAACGCATCCTTTGTCGGCTTGTTCTGTCAGCTTACCCAAAGCGGGAGGCCCGACTATGCAGGTCCGGCAGAAGGGACTTTTGTCCTGAGCAGGACACTTTGTCGCGGCTATGCAGATTCGGACAAATCGCAAGCTTCCCTGTGGCTAGGAAACAATCGTTGTCTGGAATTTCCGAGTTGGGTCATTCGCGTCGAGATTGCCGCGTCCGCTCACTGGTCCGCTATCAACAATACCCGACACTACCGACCGAGAGCTGCGTGCTCGGGGCGAGCTCAGCCGGTTCGTCGGTAGCCGGTCAAGGCCGCAAGCCGGCGAGCCGGTCGCGAGAAACGCGAGCCTTGCTTGACGGGCTGACACTGAGCCTTTGCCGCCAAGCGATAATGGCTACTCGCTTAGCGCGAGCGCATCTGTGCTGGTGTCGAAGGGAGCGACCAGGATCAGTGTGGAAACAATTTGCCGCTGAGTCATCTTGGGTACCGCAAGGTGTTCTAAAGCTTTGTAACAGCGGCGCGTTGGTGAGAACGGCAGGTTGTGCCGGTATCTCGCAATGTTTGCTGCGTCATTGGAATTTGCTGGTGCCTCCGACACCAACCGACGGCACGCACCTTGCGTGCTTTATCCTGCCTTTGAGCAGCTGGCCTCTTTCGCGGCACCCCAGCGTAACGTGGCGTAGACATCGGCCGTTCTGTGGATTGGCCTGGCTTGCCACAGTGGCGCCATGGCTCCTGCTCACGAATCGCGGCTACGGCGTCCGCCGACCAGCGCGCCACTTGACGATCTCTATGACTACGCGCATGCGCCAGCGCGTCCTGGCCGGCGACGAGCGAAGCGCGTTGCGATAACATGGGCGGTGACGGACGACTGGCCGAAGGACGTGCCGGTGACCAAAACCGAGATCGATGTGTTCGAAGCCTGGTTCGGTGATCTGTTCGACGAGTTGTTTGGGAAAGGCTGAGAGGACATCACCATGGCTGCAACGGTTCGGGCGGCGCTGTACCTGCGAGTCTCGACGGGACGGCAGGCCGAGAGCGATCTCTCCATCCCGGATCAGCGCCGCCAGGCGAAGGGTTACTGCCTGTCGCGCGGGTGGGAGATCGTCGCCGACTATGTCGAGCCGGGCGCGTCCGCGACCGACGATCGGCGGCCGGAGTTCCAGCACATGGTCGACGCGGCGATGGTCAAGCCGCCGGCGTTCGATGTGATCCTGGTCCACAGCTTCAGCCGCTTCTTCCGCGACCAATT